GTGTTATAATATACACATGAAGAAAAAAAGAAAACATTGGTTATGTAGAATAGGAATACACAAGATGGAATGGATATTCCTACTACCAGATAAAAATGTAGCTCTAGGCATGTGTGTTCGTAATAGCAAATGTAATAAAAGAAAAAACAAATCAGTTTATTTTAATTAATATGGACACTATAGATTATTATAAAATGTTTAATCACGAAAAGAGAACTAAGAGCGATACTATTAAAAATCACTCTAAGATGTCTATAGAGTTAATACAAATCAAATTTAGTAGAATGAAAAATAAATATGGCAAGACCTAAAAACTGCGGAAAATGTAATAAACCAAAACGTCCTAAAGGTAACAAATGGAAAGACCGAGAGGGCTATTGTGTGTGTGGTAGACCTACAGTTATGACAAAAGATGTTATAGGAAAACTAGAAGACGCATTTACAAACGGTTTGCCAGATGTAGAGGCTTGCGCTTATGCAGGTATTCATATAGATACACTTTATGCCTATCAAGAGAAAAATCCAAAGTTCTCCGATAGAAAAGAGCAGTTGAAGCTAAGCCCAAACATAGCAGCACGTAACAATATAGCTAAGGCATTGATTGATAAGGATCTACCAACATCAAAATGGTATATAGAGAAAAAGGATCCAGAGTTTAACCCAGTCAAGAACATTAAACTGACAGGTCATTTAGAAACAACTGACCTAACTGAAGAGATGGGAGAGGACGAACTAACAGCTCTAGCTACAATTAGAGCAGCAAGACGCAAGACGCAATACAAGAATAAAAGTAAAAATATAAAATAGAAAAAAGATAATTACATTGTAGACGTGGAAGTTAAAAATGAATTTCCACCAGTATACGATAATCTATGCGCAGCTTTTGAAATAAAGCCAAATGTTTATTTTACATACGGCAATGCAATTTATAATCCATTCAATCTACCATTATCAAGAGAGATAGTAGAGCATGAAAAGGTACACATGAAACAACAGGAGCATGAGGGCGGCCCAGCATTATGGTGGGGTAAGTTCCTACGTGATCCGCAGTTTAGATTAGATATGGAAGCACCAGCATATGGCAGACAGTACCAAGTAGCATGCGAGAGAATAAAAGACAGGAATCAAAGGTTTAAATACATGAGGCAACTAGCAACATCCATGTCCGGACCATTATATAAGAACATGGTGAGCTTTGATGAAGCAATGAGATTGATAACGCTCCATTCATGAGCCAATATAAATACAAAGGATGGATAACACCGATAAAATACTGTGATGGCAAACCATGCTATGACAAACGTACAGCGCAGACAGCGCAGAATAAACGCTTTAAAGATGATCATGTACAACTCAGGATTTATCATTGCAACAAGTGTGACCATTGGCACCTAACACATAGAAGACTCTGGGAGAGTAAGAAATTTGGTAGAGGATTTAAATATAAGAAATAAATATGACACATAAACACCAATTCATTTTAATAGAACAAGTCACCAAGCCAAGGCCAAATTTAAGTAACGGCACATCAGTTAGTCCTAGGTTCGAAGCTATATACGGAGCTAAGGCAGGTTGTATTCTATGTGGCCAGGTAAAAACAGTCTGGGAAGACGGAGCAACAGAAACATTAGCAACTGGAGATAGAGCCTATGACGATAACCCAAAACAAGGATAAAGAAATAGCCTTAGCATCAAAAGAATTAGCAGATATAGATGCAGATGCATGGGTTGATTATCATAAAGTTAAGAATGAAAAGGGTGAGCCGATCGAATGGTTGAAGCACCAGTTTTTGATTGATATATACAACGACCAGAGTGAAAACTTAGTAGTTACAAAAGCTGCGCAGGTTGGACTCAGTACATTAGAAATTATAAAGAACATACGAGATGCAGAAAAGTTTAAAATGGATATTATCTATACACTACCGACTGACTCAGATGTGAACATATTTGTAGGTGGTAAAGTAAACCGTATCATTGCAAACAATCCATACATGGAGAACCTGACTGTTGATAAAGATAGTATCGAGCAGAAGCAGATAGGCCAGAGCATGATTTACTTCCGTGGTACCTGGAGCAAAAAGGCAGCGATTATGGTCACAGCCGATCGGTTGGTCCATGACGAAAAAGACTCTAGCAAACAGGATGTTATAGCTGATTACCAGGCCCGGCTACAGCACTCTAAGTTTAAACAGACGCACGTGTTCAGCCATCCCAGCGTTATAGGCTCAGGTGTAGACATAGAATGGCAACTAAGTGACCAAAAGGAATGGTTTATAACCTGTCCGCATTGTAATCAGGCCCAGATGTTAACATGGAACACAGAGATACCAGCGAAGATGAGTATCAATATAGAAACTAACCAATACGAATGTAAGAGGTGTCATGGCATATTAGACTGGCACGATCGAGCAATTGGAGAATGGAGAGCAAAAAAGAGTAAGGAAAAAACAAAGTGGAGTGGCTATCATATTTCATTATTGATGGCTCCGTGGGTTTCTGCTAAGGACGTTGTGGATAAGTATATGGAGGTGCAAGATGGCAAACAGACCATGGACTTCTTCTACAATAAGATATTAGGAATGGCATACGCAGGCGGTGGTAACAGTGTGAGCGAGGCAATGATTAAGGATGCAGTAACGACTGAAAAGAACTTACATAAAGGCAGAATGGTTATTGGAGTAGATACCGGAATCGCACTGAGATATGTTTATGGAAATAAACAGGGCTTGTTAGGCTACGGTGAAATGACAGACTACATGCCAGACGATGTAAATAAATTAGCTTTGAATCAGACGCTAGAGTACTTCCTAAAAACATTCCCAGATAGTATAATGATAGTAGATCAGGGAGGCGATATTATCGGAGCTAGAAAACTCAGAGCAGCATACCCAGGACGTGTGTATTTATGTCACTACGCGCGAGATAGAAAAACAATGCAGTTGATACGATGGGGTGAAAAGGATGAGAATGGTAACGTGCTCGTAGATAGAAACAGATTAATACAATTATTAGTAGATGAATATCGCGATAAAAGAATACGATTATTCCGTGGAACCAAAGAAGACTGGCATGAGTACTGGCTACACTGGAGTCACATTTATAGAAAAAAAGAAGAGGATACACTAGGTGTTTATCGTTATATATGGCTTAGGTCAAATAGAGATGACTGGGTCCATGCTACAGTTTATTGGAGAGTAGGAGTAGATAGATTTGGAGGTAAAGGTAGTATAGTTGGTGTGAACGAAGATAAACAACCAGATAGTTATTTATTAAATCCAGACGATACCGTAGACTTCGATCCAGGCAGTATGTTTGGTTCAAAAAAGCCACTCAAGGATGATGACGATGCCTGGTGGGCAGATAATGACGAAGAAGATTGGCGTAATAATTAAAAAACTGTTATAATAATTTTATGGCTATACTCGACGCATTTTTCTCACTAGGCCGTGATGTCAATAAGGCAAAAGGTCAGGGCGTAGAAATAGAAACAGAACAAGGTGTTGTATCCGATAAGCTCCCAGAGCTTACTCTTGAGATGTCAAATGAAGATTTGATATCATTAACTAACAAATGGTTCAAAGCATGGGAAGAATCAGAAGTCAAATCATATTTTGATAAAGCAGGCGAGGATAATGAGAACTATTGGAAAGGCAAACAACACGACCAACCACGAGGCTCAAAGATTAGACCGATGGTTGACAACGTTATATTTGAATCATTAGAAACATGGCTACCTCAGGTTACAAGGAGAAATCCTGATCCAATGGTAGTACTCTCACAGACTGAAGAGCAGTCAAATGAAAATTTAGAATACGCAACTACATTACAAAAAGGACTCGGCGAACTAGCAGATGAGTTAGTGTTGCGTATTAAAATGAAAAAGGCATCACGACACTGGGCAATCTATTTGCTCGGTGTTGTTAAAGTTGGTTGGAATTTAGATAAAGACTTACCGACTGCAAAAGTTATCAGGCCATCAAAAATGATTTTAGATCCAGCGTCAACAGTTGATGAAGATGGATACACTGGCAAGTACATTGGTGAGCATCGCAAGATGGAAGCATCAATGATACTTAGTATTTTGGATGCAGTAGGTGGTGAAGAGGGAGCAGAAGAAAAAATAAAAGAATTAGCAAAAGACAAAGACGGTAGCGAAGCACTAAGCACTGAGATTGGATTTGTAGAATGGTGGACTCAAGAATATACATGCTGGACTATAGGAACTCAGGTTTTATTTAAGAAGAAAAATCCACATTGGAATTACGACAGAGAAGATGAAGAAGAAGTACCAGGAGTATTAGACTCAGACAACGAGCCATTAAAAGAGATGATCAAAATAGATGGAGTTAACCATTTTGATGTACCTGGCATTCCTTTTGTTTTATTATCAGTATTTAATCTAGGAAAAACTCCAGTAGATGAAACTTCATTAATTGGCCAGAATTTATCAGGTCAAGATTGACTAAACAAACGAATTAAACAGATTGATAAAAATGCAGATAGCATGAATGGTGGAATGGTAGTATCACTCGAACGCTCCGGTCTTTCACAGAAACAAGCAACAGGAGTAACTGATGCATTGCGAAAAGGTGGCACAGTTACTATCCCAACAGGCTCAGTAAATGACGCAGTAGCACGTATGAGCGCACCAGGGCTCCCAAATGACGTATATCTACAGCTAACTGATACTAGAAGCAGAATGCGCGATATCTTCGGAACCAGAGGCTCCAGCGCAGCAGGCCTACAATCAGAGAAGACAGTACGTGGCAAATTACAAAGCCGAGTTTTAGATACCGATCGTATAGGTGGCGGTTTCAGCGAATACTTAGAACAACTAGCTGATAAAGTTTATAACTGGTTTGTGCAATTACTCTACGTTTACGATGAGAACTTCGCAGGCGGACAATTTCCAAAAGTACGAGTCAGCGTTAAAGAGGGTTCACTACTTCCAAAAGATAGTTCAACTCTAGCAACTCAAGCAATCGAATTGGCAAACGGTGGCAAGATGGCAACTATCGATTTATATAAAGCATTAGACTATCCAAACCCAGAAGAGATGGCAGTCAACGCATGGCTCCAAGAAAACGCACCAGAAGTATTACTCGAGAATGATGACCGTGTTAAAAAAGTTATGGAAGCAAGAGCGCAGGCAGAAGCAGGAGCTGCAGATAATGGACCAAGCAAATCTATCAGTTTCAAAGACTTACCACCAGAGGGCCAATCGCAGTTAGCAGAACAGGGAGGTATTAATTTACATCCTGAAGCTATAGCAGCATTTGACCAGAAAAAGGCTCAAGAAAAAGCAGCCCAGGAAGTGGTAACTGAAGCAGGTAAAAGGTCGATTCCATCAATAGAACAAGTGGCCACAAGCGGTCAATAATAAAACAATAATGTCTCTATTTAAAATAAAACCGAATTTGATTAAAGAGTTTGCTAAAAAAGCAATCAGTATGTCAGGTGTAACAGAAAAAAAGGGAGACAAATCAAATATCAAAACACCGATCGCGCCAAAAGTTCAGAAGTAAAACTTGACACTAGTGGTAAGGCGTATGTTATAATATAATTAATAAAAAGGCGCTCTCGTTCTACGGCGCAGGGATAAATTGTAGATCGTATTAACAAGAAAAAATATGACAGAGCAAATCATGGCAGACACTCCAAGCGAGGGTGAGATCACAATCGCACCGGAAACAGTGGACGATACCACTACCGATTCGCCAACGGATACAAACGATGCGGACGATACCCAGGTTGATGGGGATGTAAATGATCAACAGGATCCAGACGATAAGACTCCGTTTCACGAACATCCTAGATGGAAGCAACGTGAAGATGAATGGACTAATAAGTTCAATGATCAAGAATCACGCCATCAGACAGACATCGAGGGACTCAGAAAAGAGTTCGCACCGGCTATCAAAGCTAATGCTGAACAAACTGAGATACCTTCATGGTTCGGCGGTGACCAAGTACAGTGGGACGCTTATCGCGCAGACCAAGACTTAGCATTACAAAAAGTTAGAGATGATGCTATTAAAAGCGTTACTGAAGCTAAGACAGCTGAAAGTAAAGCAGTCGAGGATGCAACAGCTTATATGAACTCTGAGATGGCATTTATTCAAAGTGATAAAACCATCAACCCAGAGGGACTAAAAGTTGACGAAAATAAGCTCTTACAAACAGTAATGGACAATGATCTCATTGACTCAAAAGGTCAGTGGAATTACAAAGCTGGATGGAAGATGATGCAAAAAGCACCAACTACCAAAAAACCAGATGGTAATAAAGATCGTAAGGTTATTGCAGGTGCTAGCACAGCTGAATCCAAAGGGGATGACAAACCAAAAGCCTTTAAAACTTCAAAGGACTTTCAATCAGCTCGTCCTTGGTAGATTTTAATAGGTGGCGGTTCCCATTTAATATTAAACCACCTATATACCATGACTGAATTATACGGACAACGAGTACAGACTACAGTACAAAATGATTATCTTCCTTTTGTTGTAGATACTGTCCTCGGTTCAAACGTTTTGTTTCAACGTGTAGTGCGTGCAGCAAAACCATGGAATGGGAGAACACTTAGAGTACCTGTAAAGGTTTCTAAGAATACCACTGGCCAATCTTTCCGTGGCTTCGACACTTTCTCAGTCGCAGCGACAGATAACCGCCAGTTCATGGAATTCACTCCCTCATTCTATCAAATCACTTGTGCATTGCCTGGTGATGAACTTTCTGTTGCAGATACAGATGCAAAGATATTAGATTTGATGAAATTAACCATCCAATCTGATACTGAAGATATGGCTGATGACCTCGGTACTATCTTCTATGCAGATGGCGCAGGAAACGGATCTAAGGATCCTCTAGGGTTAGCAGCTCTAGTAGACGATGGTACATCAGTAGCTTCAATCGGCGGACTTTCACGTGCTACTTATACCACTCTAAAAGGTACAGTTACTGCTTCCGGCGGTACTTTAACCCTTGCTAAAGTTGATACTCTATGGATTAACACTGCATCAGGCGCTCAAAAACCTACTGCATTTTATACCACAGAGGCAGGATTCAACTATTACGGTCAGTTGCTACGCCCACAAGAACGTATCACTAAAGATGCTTCTTTGATGAAAGGATTATCAGGCGGTACTGGCTTCACAGCATTGTCATATAATGGTAAACCAATTTTGATGGACGAGAAATGTACAACTGGTGCTTTAATCGCAGTTCGCGAGGATGACATCTATTGGTACGCTCTTCCATACAAGATGGCTAAGCCAGTTGCTTATAAATCACAGATTGACGGCAACGACTATGGCGCACCTATGGGACTAGGCTTCTCATGGAGCGATTGGATCATACCAGCTAATGCAGCCGGTGTTGTAGGACACATCTACTTCGGTGGACAGTTCATCACAAAGAATCCAAAACGCCACAGTAAATTGACAGGTATCACTGGAATTTAAATCTTAATCTAAAACCATGACTATACAAGCTAAAGATTATGATCCAGCGTTACATCAAGGTGCTGAAATAGACACAGAGAACATCGGAGCAGGCGAAATTGTAACAGCAGATTTGGAAGATGACGCTGTTACAAACGCTAAGATTGCCGATGACGCAGTTAGTCTAGAAAATCTTGACAGTGGCATTACTCCAAGCCATTTGGTCAAGTTCGCTGGCACTCATAGCTATGGAGGCGGAGGTACTTCAGATGCCGCAACTGTGACAGGAGTAGCTGCAACAGACATTGTTGTTGTAACTATTAAGGCATCCACCAACGCAGTAAGTATTGTGAAAGCAGTACCTACAACAAATACTGTCACTATTCATTTCTCTGCTGATCCAGGCGCTTCAACAGAAGTGTTCTACCAAGTTATAAACGCAGCAGCTTAATCATTTAATTTAACAAACTCATGACTCAAATTACAGGAACAGGTCCAGCAGTAGTCGCACAGAGTTTGTATGAGGAAAGCTTGACAGCATTACATAATTTAGGCGAAATCGTCTATAGTAATGATGGTCGAGCATTCCGTTATGCAAAAGCTGGCGCAACTGCATTAGAACCTGGAAAATTACAACAGTCATCTGCTCAGGATACTGGTGATCACGCTTTGGCTATTGCAGCAGCAGCAGCTGGCGCAGTACAAATAGTGACCACAGGTACAGTAACTGTTTTAGCTAATCAGTACGCTGATGGCTTCGCAGTTATCGCAGATGATGCTGGTGAGGGCTACATGTATAAAATCAGTAGCCACGCAGCAGCAACTGCAGCAGTAGTAACTTTGAATTTAGCTGACGAAATTGTTGTAGCATTAACAACTTCAACAACAGTTGATTTGATTAAGAATCCGTATGACGCGGTTATTGTTAATCCAACAACTATCAGCTCTTCACCAATTGGTGTAGCAGTAAAAGCTATCACTGCAGCTTACTTTGGTTGGTTGCAAGTATCAGGGCCTTGCTCTGTATTTGCAGACGGTACAATCACAGTAGGTACAGATGTAGTAGCTTCTGACAACGTAGCAGGCGCTGTAGAGGTTACAGCAGACGGTACACCAGAAATACTATCAGTTGTAGGTACTGCGATGATCGCAGCAACAGACACTGAGTATGCACCAATCATGCTAAAACTTTTATAAGTTAGCATACCCACCTCTCTCTGGTTCTATTTCAGAGCCAGAGGTGAGGACTCAGGGTAAAAAACGGAGCTAAACAGGCCGTGCGCTCCGAGCGGCATTATTACAACAACATGACTATTAACTATTTTTTTCACAATTTTACAAACAAGCCATTCACAGGTTACTGGGATGGACGAAAATACATTTTTAAACCAGGCGTAAAGAAACAGAATGAAAAAGGAATTGCTGAACATTTCGCTAAACATCTTACAAATGAGTATTTGCAAGATAAAAGTAATAAAATACCAAATGGAGAGAAATATACATCTCCAAAAAAACCAGAAGAGGTACCTGTATTTATGGAAATCTTCAATAAAGCTCTTATCAAAGAGGAAATACCTGACGAAGATAACCTAGACATTGGTGGAGGTGTAGTAGTAGGTGATGAACCATCAATGAATATAGAAACTAAACCTCGTGAAATGGAAGATCCATTTGATGCTAGTAAACAATCAAATGTAGCAGCAGGCCCACCAATAACAATTGGTGAGGAAATAGCACCAGATGAAACAGATGAGTACGAAGCGCCAGCACAAGTCGTAGCACCAGCTCCGACAGCTGAAACTCCACCTGTGGCAACAACTCCAGCAGCACCAGCTACTGAAGCCGCAGTCCCAGCTACTAATAAGGTGGAAACTAAACCTTAAATTTATATACAATGACAATAACACCAGACACATTTAGCCGTGATGCTAATGGGGTTCCAATTACCGCCAATGGTATCGTTGCAAGTAAGAAAAGAACCTACACCGGAGCAGCCGGACTTGGCGCCGCAGGTGCTAGTACCCTTTTTACAGTTACAGGCGATGTTATAGTAAATGTGTTTGCGAATTGTTCGACTCTTTTAACCGCAACAGGCGCAGCTACTATCGAGATTGGAATCGCTGGTAATACAGCTGCGCTAGTTGCTCAGGCAACAGCCACAGATATTGACGCTGACGAGATCTATTTAGATGCTAGTCCAGCGACAGTTGAAACACTCCCAACCTCTAAAATTTTAATAGCAGGAACAGACATTATAGAAACCATTGCTACAGCAGATGTTAGCACTGGTGTTTTGACGTTTTATTGTCTATGGACACCAGTATCAGCAAACGGAAATGTAGTAGCGGCATAACTTTTTAATATGGAAATACTTAATCCGAATGAAATAAAAGAGCAAGAAGATGAGTCTTTGAATCAAGCAAAGACTCGTACTGAGAAGTTGTCAACAGCAGAAAACCACCTCGCAATCAGTATAAATCTATCTAAAAAAAATGCAGAAGATGAGATAGAAAAAATTAACAAAGAGGTAGAAGATTTTAAAATAGAAAAGGAAGCAGAGAAAAAAATAATAAACCAAGAAATAAAAACACTAGAATCACAGCGTAAGGAATTGATGAAGCCAATAGATGAGATAGAACAACAGGCTAAAGACAAGTTAGAAACAGCTAACCTTAGAGCAAAAGAGGTAGAAAAAGAAGCAGAGGATGCAAGGCAACAGCGCGAAGATAACATGGATGATGCTGAAAAAAATCAAGACAGATCCCAGTCACTAGATGAGAGAGAGGAAGATTTAGATCGAAGAGATAACGGCCTAAAAAATGCAGAGGCCCAGAATAAAATATCAACAGACACTTTGAAAAATAACTGGATCGAATACCATGAAACAGTTGATAAACTAAATACACGGACTGAAAGTGTGAAGCAGAGGGAGGCAACAATAGTAACAGAAAATCAAGCTATACAGAGTAGAAAAGAAGCACAGGATGAAAGAGATAAAAATTTATACAGACAACGCACAGAGCTTCGAAGTAATTATCAGGCTCTAGAACAAGCTAAAATTCATTTAGGAATAAAATAATGACTGACGCACAAAGAGATGACAATAGAGTACCAACAATAATAGGAACATCCAATGCGGATGGTGAAACATTGGTACCAATAAAAGTTGATCCAACAACTCATATTGTAGATACATCATCTGGTAATACAGGAAGCGATTTATCTTCTTCAGATGATGCTGATAGAGATAACAATGGCATCCCAGCATTACTTGGAACATCAAGTGCTGATGGCGTAACACCAGTGCCGATCTATGCAGATCCAGCAACTGGCGAACTTTTAATAAAATCAAGCTAAACCTATGGGAAATGCACCAAGAGATGAAAATAGCGTACCAACATTGATCGGAGTATCAAATGCGGATGGTACGACTCCAGTGACTATATACGTTGATCCAACAACTCACCGTATGCTTGTGTCTTCAGCAGTTGGAAACCTAGATGACATAGCAGATGTTGCTATACCAACACCAGCTCAAGGCGATGTTATTTATTATAGCGCTGGAGGCGAATGGGTAGCATTAAGTCCAGGGACAAATGGGCAATTTTTAAAAACTCAAGGCGCAGCTGCAAATCCAACATGGGCAACATTATCAGCAGGCGGTGATGTAGTCGGTCCAGCTTCAGCTACTGACGCTGTTCCAGCTCTATTTGATGGAATTACAGGAAAATTATTAAAGAATAGTACACCAACAGGTACCGGCAATCCAGTTTTAGCTACCTCTCCAACTCTAGTAACACCAGCTCTCGGTACTCCAACTGCCGCAGTATTAACAAGTGCAACAGGACTTCCATTAACAACTGGAGTAACTGGTAATCTTCCAGTTGGTAATTTAAACTCAGGAACAGGCGCATCAGGCGCTACATTTTGGCGTGGAGATGGCACATGGGCCACACCATCAGGATCCGGTGATGTATCAAAAGTAGGAACGCCAGTAGATAATCAAATTGGTGTATGGACAGGTGACGGAACTATAGAGGGTACTACAGGATTAACTTATGATGGCGCTAACTTTTTATTAACAGGAGATATTGGTGCTACTGGCACACGTATTACAAAAGGTTGGTTCACTGATTTACAAGTAACAAATGCGATAGCAGGTTCTATTACTGGTAATGCAGCAACAGTAACTACAAATGCAAATCTTACAGGACACATAACATCCATTGGTAATGCAGCGGTACTTGGATCTTTCACATCATTGCAATTAAAAACAGCTCTAACAAATGAAACAGGATCTGGTGCAGCAGTATTTGCTACATCACCGACATTAGTAACTCCGGCGCTTGGAACTCCAGCGTCTGGTAATTTAGCAAATTGTACCGCAGCTTCAGTAACTCAAAAAGGCCCAGTAGAACTTGCAACAACAGCAGAGATTGATACAGGAACAGATAGCACACGAGCTATATCGATTGATCAATTTGTAGCTTCAGATAGAAATATAAAATGGGTTGATTTTGTATTAGTAGATGTTGGAACAGACGTAGCAACAGGTACAACTTTAGTAGAGTGGAGAGCGCCATTTACAGGTACTATTATACAGAGTGATACAGACAAAAATTATTTTATGGCGTGGAACGCTACGGCAGGTATTACAGGAACTATGGTAGTAGATATTCATTTAAATGGAACTACTATAATGACTACAAATAAGTTAGATATTGAAACAACTGAAAAGACAACGGAAGATGCAGCTACACAACCAGATTTAACTACAACTGCAATCACAGCAGGCGATATTATAACAATAGATGTAGATGCAATTCATAGTGGAACTGCTGCTAAAGGACTTTCAGTTAGAATGGCAATAAGATTAACATAAATTTATGGCATTAATAGATAATTTAGTAGCTTATTATAAATTAGACGAAGAGAGTGGTACTCGTGTAGACGCCCACGGCTCTAATGATTTA